GAAGACCCGCAAGTTTCCTATTCTGTATCCGCTCCATATGGGGTAAGGGTTTCCGAGATTGACCCTCAGAAAACGCTTACCTACCCGAGATTCAAAACGAACACGGACGGTGACGACCAGAGCCTTGTTGGGTTGTTCGCGGAGCTGGGGTCGCGTGTTCTTGGCATTGAGTTGATGCCGTGGCAGCGGATGGTTCTCGCGGATCAGCTGGGGATGCGCGACGGCCGCATGGTGTTCCGGCAGGCAATCACGAGCACGGCCCGCCAGTGCGGGAAGTCAACCGCGCTGCAGTTTCTGGTATTGGGTTGGCTGGTGGAGATGCCCAGGATTCGAGGGCAGAAACAAACTGTGCTGACAACAGCGCACCGCCTTGACTTGGCGTCAGAACTGTTCAACACGTTGGCCCCGCTGATCGAGGCGCATTTTCCGGAGGCCAAGATCATCTGGTCGTATGGCCGCCAGTCTCTGGAACTGCCCGCGATCGGGGATTACCCGGGGGCAAGGTGGGTTGTCCGGGCGGCGACCCCGTCGGCGGGTCACGGCCTGAGTTGTGACCTGGTGGTGGTGGACGAGCTGTGGGACTGTTCGGCGGAGGCTGTTGAGGGCGGCCTGTTGCCGACCATGCGCGCCCGGCGCGACCCGCTGCTGTCCTGCTGGTCCACGGCGGGCACCGAGTCCCAGTCGGATGTGTTCAAGCGGATGCGGGAACGAGCCCTCGGCGAGATCGACATGGGCGTCAAGTCAAAGCTGTATTTCTGTGAGTATTCGCCGCCGTCCAACATTGACCCGCTGACCCTGGAGGCGGCGCTGTGGGCTAACCCCGCCGCTGGTATCACGATCGAATACGAGACCCTGCAGGAGGATCTCAAGGGGCCGAACCGGGAGGAGGTGCTGCGCACTGTCTGTAATTTGTGGGTACAGTCCCACCGAGCGTGGCTGGACGCAGGCATGTTCGAGTCCCTCCGGGCAGACATCGAGCTACCCGCCGACGGCGGTGTACTTGCCATTGAGGCATCATCCCACGACGACAGATTCGTCGGCGTCCGGGCCGTCGAGGTGGGCGACAAGGTGCACGTCACCGTCGAGTTCATCGTGTCCACCCTGGCGGATCTCTGGCAGTCGGTACGCGAATCCCAGAAAGCCCACAAGGGGCAAACCCTCGCAATTGGTGCCAGCCTTGATGTGCACCTGTCCCCCGAACTGAAAGGCCGCGCCGTGCTGGTCGGGATGCGGGAGCTGCAGAAGTGGACTGTCATTGTGCGTTCCATGGTGACGTCGGGGCAGGTGCTGCACACCGGGGAGCAGCTGCTGATCGAGCAGGTCTCTCGGGCCGTCGCCGTCAAGCACCAGGGGCACCTGTCGTTGTCGTCGGCTCGAAGCCCCGGCGACATCTCACTGTGCCGCGCGTTCGTGTGGGCTGTCGCCCAGGCAGGCAAACCGAAAACACAGACCAAAGCGGCGTACGCGTTCGCCGACTAAAACTTGTTGCAAATGCAACATCCCTGTGTCATACTTCTAACGTGGCGTTATTTGGGCGTAAGCAAGCACCCGCGTTTGGAGCCGAACCTGTGCGCGCCGCCGCCGGCACAGCGAATCAAATGGCCCAGATCAACCAGACGATTGGGTACACGTCCAACGCGCTGAGGCAGCAAGCCATTCAGAACGGCACCATCAGCCGCGCCCGCGACCTCATCGTGTCGATGGTGTCGGGCCTGCCCATCAACCAGTACAGCCTGCAGTGGATGGGCGAGGAGTACGAAGAGGTCGCCATCCCGGGCGAGACGTGGATGGGCCGCCCTGACCCTGAGGTGACCCGCCAGTTCATCCTCGCCTGGACCACGGACGACCTGTACTTCTACGGCAAAGCCGTCTGGTACGTCACCTCCCGGTCAAAGACCACCGGGTTTCCGCTGTCGTTCCAGTGGATCCCCATGGCCGACATCCAGGCGCACGACATGTCAAACGACATCTGGCCGCGCCCCTCACAGTCCCTCAGCTACAACGGCCTCGACCTGGACATGTCCAACGTCGTCCAGTTTCTGTCCCCCATCCAAGGACTGCTTTATGCCGGGTGGCGCGAGCTCGAAATAGCCAACAGGCTGGACACCGCAGCGATGCGTTTCGCCACCAACGAGATCACCGCCGGATACCTCCAGCAGACACCAGGTTCCGAGCCGATGAACGCCGAGGATCTCGCCGACCTGGCGGCCGCATGGTCCAGCGCCAGGCGCCGCAACGCCATCGGCGCACTGAACGCCGCCGTCGAGTGGAAAGAGTTCTCAGCTGACCCGTCCAAGCTGCAGCTGGTCGAGGCCCGCCGCCACACCATGTCCAGCCTTGCCAACCTCGGCAACGTACCCCAGTACCTGGTGGGTGCCGACACCGGGTCGGGCATGACCTACCAGAACGCGGTGGAGTCACAGCGGCAGCTGTACTACTACGGGGCAAAGCCGTACATTGACTGCCTGTCGCAGCGCCTGTCAATGGATGACATCCTGCCGCGCGGCCGTTTCTGCCGGGTCGACGTCTCTGAGTTCATCCGTGAACCCGACGAGATGATCGACGAGAACAACGGCCAAGTCACCGACACGTCCGACATGGAAAGGGAAACAGCATGAAGCTCCAGTTCACCAATTCGTCAATCACGCTCGACGCCGCCGCAGGCGACGCCGAACCAAGGATTTCAGGCATCGCCGCCCCGTATGGTGTCGACGCCGAAGTGTCCACCGGGCAGCGTGTCCGCATAGCGGCAGGCGCCCTCCCAACCGACGGCAAGATGCCCCGCCTCATCGTCGAGCACGACACCAGCCGCGTCGTCGGCGTGGTCGACATGCGCGAAGAGACCGACGCAGGCATGCTGTTCTCGGCCAAGATAGCCGACACAACCGAGGGCCGTGACCTCATTGCGCTGCTCAAGATGGGCGCGCTCGACTCAGTCTCCGTGGGCCTGTCCGTGCAGGACTACGAGATGGACGGAAAGACAATGCTCGTCAAGGCAGCCGCCTGGGAAGAGCTGTCCGTCGTCTACCAGCCCGCATTCCCGCAGGCACAAATCACCCAGATCGCCGCCTCCAACCCGGAGGAGGACGAACCCCTACCCGACACAGAGGAGAACCAAGTGTCCGAAAACAACATCCCGGTCGAGGCAGCTGCTGCCGAAGCCGTCCCCACCGCCCCCATCTACGCCGCCGCCAAGCGCGAGTTCGCGATGCCGTCCGCTGCCGAGTACATCTCCAAGTTCCTCGTCGGCGGAGCCGAGTGGCAGGAGTTCAGCCAGCGCCTCGCAGCTGCCGCCCCGGACGTCGTCACGAACGACGCCCCCGGTGTGCTCCCGAAGCCCATCGTCCAGCCCGTCTACAACTCGCTGCGCGGCATCCGCCCGGTGATCGACGCCATCGGCACCAAGGCGATGCCCGCCTCCGGCAAGGTGTTCATCCGCCCCGAGGTCACGACGCACACCACCATCGGCGCCAGCAACGGCGAGAACGTTGCGCTCGACCAGGGCACGTTCGTCATCTCCGAGAACCAGGTGACCAAGGGCGTGTACGGCGGCTACGTCAAGGTCTCGGAAGAGGTCATGGACTGGTCCCAGCCCGAGATCGTGTCGCTGATCCTTGACGACATGGCCCGCGTCTACGCGCAGGAGACCGACAACGTCGCAGCTGACAACCTCGTCACCGGGGCATCCACCACCACCAACTTCACGGTGGCCAGCATCACCGACCCCGCAGAGTGGGCCCGCTGGATGTACACCGCCGCCGAGTCCATCCTCAGCGCCACCAAGTACCTCCCGTCGCACCTGTTCCTCTCGGCCAACATGTGGCGCAGTCTCGGTCTCCTGACGGACACCGCAGACCGCCCGCTGTTCCCGCAGGTCGGCCCGATGAACGCGTTCGGCGCCATGAACCCGGCAGGGACGCAGGCCTCGGCCTTCGGTCTCACCGTCGTGGTGGACGCCAACTTCGCGAACGACACGGTCATCGTCGGCGTCCCGGACGGCTACGAAATCTTCGAGCAGCAGAAGGGCGCCATCAGCGCCGAGGCCAACGACGGTTCGCTGTCGCGCACGATCGCGTTCCGTGGCTACCTCGCCACGCTCATGATCGAAGCGGCCAAGTTCCGCAAGGCCGCGTTCGTCTGACCCTGACAGTCAAGGCGTAGAGGAGTCTGGAGCAATGGCAACATTCACGGTGACAAACAGCCGTCGCATCAACGACGTTGTCGCGCTCCAGACCCTCACGCCCACTGACATCGGAGTCGGCCAGACAATCATCGTCTCGGGCGTCGGCGCCACGTTCAACGGCACGTTCACGGTCATCAGCACCCAGCCCTACGAGCTCGTCGAGCGTGACGAGTACGGGGATTTGGTGTTTGACCCGGAGAACATCAAGCTCAACCAGGTCATCTACGAACTGGCCGGGGATGACTCCGAGTACGCACCAGCGGACGGAACCATCACCTGGACGCAGACGTGCACCTGGATAACCAACCAGATGGTGTTGGACTGGCTGGGTGTGAGCCCTGCCACGGCCAACGACACAGCGTTCGTTACGGTATGCACGGATGCCGCGAACGCCCTGGCGCATCGTCGCAGGAAATCCTCGGGATACGCGGATTCCCTGACGACGGTGCCCAGCGGCGACGTCAAGCTCGGCACCATCATGTATGCCGGGAACCTCTACAGGATGCGGGGCGCTGGCCTCGACTACCAGACGTTCGAGGCGTACTCCAGCGGTAACCAGCCGATCGCAGCCATGGGCGAAATCCTGAGGCTGTGGGGCTGCAACCGGGCACAGGTCGCATGACGTGGGCCGCACCAACGACGCCCGTGAACGCCTCTGCGCAGAGCTCACAGCAGCCGGCATCGCCGTCTGCGAGGACTCCCGCAACGCCCGCCCAGGCGTCGTGGTTGTCGAGCCCCCAGTGCTCACCCGCTCCACGTTCGGAGGGGCAGGCACCCAGCTCATCTGCGAGTTCACGCTGTACGCGACAGCGCCCCCACCGGGAAACCTCGACGCGCTCAAGGCCCAGCTGGAACTGGTGGACGCCGTCATCAACGTAGTGCCCGCCACGGCCGCCCAGCCCACCGAGTACGTCGTCGGGTCGCAATCCCTCCCCGCGTACTCCATCACCGTCCAATACCCCGCCTACTAGGAGAACCTATGGCCACCTACAAAGTCCTCGCGGACAACATCGCAGGCAAACAGCCCGGCGACACGATCACCGACGACGAGCTCGTCGGAGCAAACATCGAGGCGCTCATCGAGTCCGGGCACCTCGCCAAGACAACCAACAACAAGAAAGCAGAGGACTAGGCCATGGCCATCTTCGTACTCAAGAACGCGTCGGTCACCATCGGGGCCGTCGATCTCAGCACCTACGTCTCGTCGGTCGTCGTCGACTACAACTTCGACGCCATCCCGAGCGACGTGATGGGCAACACCGGACACACGTTCCAGGCAGGTCTGCAGAACTCAACCGTCACCGTCAACCTCAACCAGGACTTCGCATCCACCAAGACCGAGGCCACCGTGTTCCCGCTCGTCGGCACCACCACCACCGTCGTCGTCAAGTCGGACGCAGGCGCAGTGTCAGCCACCAACCCGAGCTACACGCTGTCCGGGTTCCTCGCCTCCAGCCAGCCCGTCAACGGCGCCGTCGGCGACCTGGCGGCCATGCAGCTGGTGTTCACCGGATCCCTCACCAAGGCGACCAGCTGACCCATGTTCCTGCTTCACATCACCACCGTGCGGGCTGATGGCTCACAAGACACAGTCGAACTGAGCATGGCATCCCAACTTGAGTTCGAGGCCATCGAGACCATGAGCCTCATCGACGCCCTCGACAACCGGGTCAGCCAGAAGATCCTGGCCCGGTTGTCATGGCTCGCCTCCAAGCAGAACGGCATCGTCGTCCCCGCCTCCCTCGACGAGTACGCAAAGACCATCAAAAGCGTCGGGTACAAGGTGGAGACAATCCCTTTTGGCGAAGCGGCATCCACGCCGTCTTTGCCAGCCTCATCCTCCGAGGCATCCCCTACACAGAGCTGATAGCAATGCCACCCACCCTGGTGGCGACGCTGGCTCAGGCACTGCAGGAAAGGCAGCAATGACAGTCCCGAAATCTTCAGTGAAGGTGGTAGGACTGGAGCAAGCCCTGAAGGAGCTCCGCAAGACCGAGCCCGAGTTTGTGGCGGCGTTCCGCAAGCAGGCCCGCGCCAACGCCAGCGAAGCGGTGCAGGCCATCAAGGTGGAGTTCGACCACACCGCCAGGGGCTGGTCCAACAGCAACTATCCGCTCACCGGGATGCGACGCGGATCCCTGCTGTCCGGGCGTGACGTCCGCTGGAACAAGCAGAAAGCGCGGCGCAACATCAAGTTCAAGCTGGGCGGACCCCGCAAGTCGACACGGCGCGGCAAGTCCTACCGCATGTTCTCGATCATCCAGGCTGACGCGGCCGGGTCCATCTACGACATGGCAGGAAAGAAGGGCGGGGCGTACAACCCGGAAAAGCAGTTTGAGGAGAACCTGTTGGCAAAGGATGCGCCGCACCAGAAGGCACAGCCTGGGCGCGCCGGGAAGGGGCCGTCCCGCTACATGTGGCCGGGCGCTTGGTTTTACCTGCCGCAGCTGGAGGACAGGATGACCGAGATGGTCAGAGACCTGGAACGTAAGATGAACAGACAGTTGGTAAAGAGGCCGCGCCGATGAGCATCATTATTCCCATCCTTAGCGAGTACGTCGGCAAGGGTACTCAGGCTGCCATTGCCGATCTCAAGAAGTTGGGCAAGGCGCAGCTGGCCAGCGCTGTTTCCGCTGGGGCTGTCGTGGACGTGGCGCGCCGCTCGATCCAGGCAGCGAACGAGGACGCCAAGTCCCAGCGTCTGCTGGCCAACACACTGAAGAACACCACGTTTGCGCGTGAGGCTGACGTGGCGATGGTGGAAAAGAACCTGCAAGCGTTGCAGTACAGCGCGGCGGTGGCTGACGACGAGCTCCGCCCGGCGCTGGCCAACCTGCTGCGGGTCACCAAGGACTCAGCCCAAGCCCAAGACCTGCTAGGCACCGCGCTCGACATCAGCGCCGCCACAGGCCGCGATCTCCAGACAGTCACCCTGAGCCTTGGACGCGCCTACCAGGGCAACGTGGGGGCGTTGCGCCGCCTCGGGCTCGCCGTCTCCGACGGGGCCGTCGCAAACAAGGACTTCCAGCAGGCACTCGACGAGATCATCCCGGTAGTCGAGGGCTCAGCCAAAGCCGCCGCCGCTGGCGCGGACGGAGGCTGGAAGAAGCTTGGCATTGCCGTGGGCGACCTGTCCGAGATTCTCGGCACCGAGCTGAACAACCAGCTGGGCGGTGTGGTCGGGGCGCTCGGCAAGGCAACCGCCGCAGCCAACGAGTCCGGCGACAGCCAGACGTTCCTGGGGGCCGCAGTCAAGGCCACCATTAGCAGCCTTGTCTCAGCCATTGTCCCGTTTGCAAACTTCAACCGGGGGATGCGCGACAGCAAGGACAACGCCAAGGACGCCGCCAAGGAGATCGGCACCCTCGGGGACCGCATCAAGCAGCTGGACCAGCAGGACATCCGAACGTTCCAAAGCAATCAGAAAGCGGCCGCGCAGGCCGCCTACGCCGCCCGCATGAAGGCCGCCAAGGAGGCCGCCGAGAAGCTCGCCAAGGCGAACAAGGAGCGTCTGGCGACCGCCTTGCAGACCGCTAAGGAGAAGCTCGACGATCTCATCAAGTCCTCAGACGATTACCGGGACAGCCTCCGTGACCAGCTGTACGGCACCGTCAGCCTGGCCGATGCGGTGTCCCGGGCGACCGACAGCGAGGCCACGTTCAACGACGCCCTGCAGGAACGCAAAGAGGCATACGAAGAGCTCGCCAAGCTGCAGGCTGTGGTGTTCGACGCGGCCACCGGAAAGACGACCGTCGCCAACGCCGAGGATTTGGCGGACGCCTTGGAGCGGGTCCGCAAAGCCGAAGAGGGCGTCACCGCCGCACAGGGTCAGCGCGTCAACTACACGGCCGCGTTCCGTGAGCAGATTGCCGCAGCCAAAGAGTTCGCCACCAGCCTCCAAAGTCTGATTGGGCAGGGGCTCACGTCGGTCGGGTTGCAGCAGCTCATCAACCTCGGCCCTGTTGCGGGGGCGCAGGTCGCCAAGGACATCCTGTCCGGGTCGGCGGGCCTGTCCGTGTCGGACCTGAACCTGACCGGGTTGCAGGCCGCCGCCACGGGCGTGGGCGCAGCTGCCGCCAGCCAGCAGTTCGGCGCCGACATCACCGCCGCACAGAACACGCTGGGCGCTGTGACCTACGCGAACGACATCAAGATCACTGTCACCTCAGCCGACCCCGACAAGGTGGTCGAGGCGCTGTTGAAGTGGTCAAAGAAAAACGGGAAACTCCCGGCAGGTATTCGGGTCAGCTGATGGGCACGAAGCCGTCTGCAACGCTGGAATGGCGCACCGCCAACGCAGGCGCAAACACGCCCATCACGACGGTCACCACGGGCATTCAGCGGGTGCAGTGGCGGTCGGGCCGCAATACCATCTCTGACCAGTGGTCGGCTGGCGGCTGCATCATTTCGGGTATCGGGTTCCTGTCCAGCGAACCAGTGATCGGCAACTACGCCCGGGTCACCGTCACGGACGGGGCTACCAGCACCAAGTTTTATGGGCTGGTCGCGGACTACACCAAGAACTACGGCATTAAGTCCACCATGGACACGTTCGAGCTGCGACTGGAAGGGTGCCTAGCAGCATTTGGACGTGTCACCGTGACGACCAGCTGGGCCGCAGGAGTGTTCTGGACGCGCCCCATTACTGATCTGTCAGTGCAGCTCAGCCCCGTGCAGGTAAGGCTGCCAAGCGTCAGCTACTCCACTGAAACCATTTCCGCATCTAGCACCACTGACCTCTACGGCAACGTGACGTACCCCGCAATCACCACAGGGCAAGCAGTTCTGCGAGAAGTAGGGGACGAGGACTGGCCGGGCTCATGGACGCTCAGCCCTGTGGTCAACGTCTACGACCGCAACGACCCAACCAACCTGTACCAGCTGGTCGGCACGTTTGCGGACGACGGCACCGGGTCGGGCTACAACAACATCCAGTTTCTGTCAAGCTCGTACACATACGGAACGCGGGTCACCGTTGACCCGCTAGACGTTGCATCACAGACCAGCGGCTCCGGCCTCTACACGCAAACGTTCACGTCGTATGACCAGACCACCACGCAAGCATTGAACCTTGCCGGGTACATACGCGTGTCACTGGACAACGCGGCCAACGTCCCGTACTCGATCACGTTTGAGGGCTCTGGCTCATCGGCTGGGTACATAGCGTTGACCAACCCGAACAAGATCAAGCAGGCAGTCAACGTCAAGTTGCGGGGCACCACCTACAACTGTGTAATCGAGGGGCTGGAGTTTGACGCCGACCCGGCAAACTGGCGGTGCACCCTGTACCTGTCGTCCAGCCTGCAGAACGCGTTCCTGCGTTTAGACGATGCTGTCTATGGCAAGCTGGACACCAACAAGTTAGGATTGTGACATGGCCATTAAGACGTTTACGACGGGTGAGGTGTTGACTGCGTCTGACACGAACACGTATTTGGCGAACGCGGGCCTCGTGTACATCACAGCTCTAACCGCAAGCGCGCAAACAACAATAGCCATTGACAACTGCTTTACGGCGACGTACGCGCATTACTTTTTGACCTACAACTTCACTACGAGCATCCAAGGCCAATACACCGGCTTCAGGTTGCGAGCAGGCGGCACACCCAAGGCCGTCAACTACGACCGAGTCGGATTCTTTACGACGACAGGCGGCGCCAGCGGAGTGGACGGTTATGGCACGGCACAGACTGAGCATTACCTTGCTGGACAAAGCACCGCAATGCTTGTGGGTTCGCTGTACGTCTACAATCCGCAAGTGTCGGGCCGCACAGGATTCGCAGGCACAGCGTCCTATCCCGGTCTGTACCAGTCAAACGGGGCGCAAACAGAAACGTACTCGGCGGACGGGTTTCAAATCTTTGCGGCTGGCAATGCCGCTACCTACACAGGAACCGTTCGCGTCTACGGATTGAGGCAAGCATGAGCACCCCAACAGGGTTATTCCACGACGCTAAAACAGGCGAAACAATTGAGCGCGAACTGACCGCCGAGGAAATCGCGGCCCTGCCCGAACCCACCGAACCGCTCGGAGACGACAAGTGATCACCTCAGCGCAGTACGCAATCGCCAGCACCGCCGTCAAGATCGCAGGCACCGGGGTCGGGCACCGCACCGTCCACATCGCCCCCATCGGCAACACCACCGTGTACGTGTCCGGCAGCAACCAAGTCACATCCAGCAACGGCTACGGCCTCAACAAGGCGCTCGGCGAGCATGACGTCCTGCTCGGGCCCGCCGACGAACTGTGGGCCATCTGTGCCGCAGCACAGACCGAAACCGTCACAATCCTCATCAGCGAGGGATGACCATGATCCTGCAGAACCCCTCGAAGGCGCTCATCGCCCTAGTGGCGCTCATCTGCATCACCGTCCTGATGGCTGTCCGCGCCATCGACTCCGCCACCGGAATGCCCGTCATCACCCTCATTGTGGGTTACGCAGTCGGCAACGGCATCGCCGCCCGCAAAGGCGACCCGGTCGAGCCCATCATCGGGCGCAAATAGCGTCATGACGAAAAGGCGGGGGTACACAGGTACCTCGGATGGCGTCAGCAAGGGCCGTAGGGAAGGCACCGAGAAACTAAAAGAGTTGATTCGCAAGCGGTACGGGCTCGGCTGCCTCGGTACCTGGGTGGTGCGGGACCGTCGGGGCAAACCCGGGCAACTGTCCGTCCATGCCACGGGCCGAGCGCTGGACATCTACTACGTGGACCGTGACGACGGGCTGTACGTCATGGACTGGCTCGTGGCCCACGCCGACGCGCTAGGCGTCGAGTTCGTCGGGGACTATCTGCACGGCAGGTTCGGGCGGGGCTGGCGGTGCGATCGCGGCAAATGGCAGACGTACCGGGTGCCGACCATCGGCAAGGGGGGACGCTGGTTTCACCTTGAGATTTCCCCCACAATGGCGGATGACCCTGTTACCTTGGAGCGTGTATTCAGGGCTTTGCCCAAGTAATCCACAGGAAAAGGGGACAACATGGGACTCATGGACGATTTGAAACTGGAGCATTGGGGGCCACCCAACAAGTGCCCGGTGCACAAACTGGCGCACACCATGACCGACGAGGACCGCGCCGACCTGCTCAAGGCCGTGAACGACGGGATTGTGCCCGCCACCGTGATCGAGCGGGTGCTCGGCAAGCGGGGCTTGGTGCTCAAGCATCAGTCCATCCAGCGCCACCGCCGGAAGGAATGCGGCTGTGAGTGACTACGACATCGCCGCCGAACTGGAGGAGGTGCGCCGGGCCCTGATTGCCACGCAACGGCAGTTGGCGAAGCACAAGGCCCGGACCGAGGAGCTGACCGCCGCCGCCTATGAGGGCGCCAAGCAGGCCATGCTTGCCCTTGGGGGCGTCCCTAAGGTGCCTAGGAGCCCGTCTAAGCCACGAAAAGGGGCGGAGGTGGCCCTGTGGCACCTGACGGACTGGCAGGGCGCAAAACGCACCACAACGTACAACAGCCAAATCATGCGGGACCGGGTGCTGAGGTTCACGGACAAGGCCCACAAGATCACCGAGGTGCAGCGGGCCGACCACCCGGTGCAGGACTGCGTCATCATGTTCGGCGGGGACATGGTCGAGGGGCTGTTCAACTTCCCGGGGCAAGCGTTCGAGATTGACGCCACCCTGTTTGAGCAGTACGTCACCGTGTCCCGGCTGATTGTGGACACCGTCACCGCCGCCCTCGGCATCTACGACAAGGTCACCGTCATCGCCGAGTGGGGCAACCACGGGCGCATCGGCTCCAAGCGAGACAACGTCCCCCGGTCCGACAACGTGGACCGAATGTGCTACTACCTGGCTGCGTCCCTGCTGGAGAACAACCCGCGCGTCAAGTTCGAGGTGTCCGGGGAGGACATTCAGCGCGTGGAAATAGGCGAGTACCGCGCCCTGTTGATCCACGGAGACGAGATCGGGCGCAACGGCTTCGCCAGCCCCATGACCATCGTGAACCACGCCAACCGCTGGCGCTCCGGCGCCTACCCTTGGGCGTTCCGGGACGTCTATGTGGGGCACTACCACACCCACGCCGAATGGCCCATGGCCAACGGGGAGGGCAGCGTGTTCCAGACCGGGAGCACCGAATCAGACAACCGCTACGCTGGCGTCATGCTGGCGGCGGCCTCGACCCCATCCCAACGCCTGCACTTCGTGGATCCCAAGGCGGGCCGGGTGACGGCAGGCTACAAAGTGTGGTTGGACTGATGGACATCGTGCACGTCATCTGGGCCGACGCCCACGCAGGCGACGGCGGCTGGCAGGAGCTCGACGACTACGACGACGACGGCGAGGTGCTGGTGCACACAGTCGGGTTCTTCGTGGGGTTCGAGCACCCGTCCTACAAGAAGGACCACGTCACCGTATGGCAGACCATCTCTGGGAGAGACGGCATCCACCCGTTCCACATCCCCTCGGCAATGGTCCGAAACATTGTCACTTTGTGTTGCGTCGAATCTGCGTTAGATTCCTGACACGGCTACTCCACAGGCCGAGGCTCCCCGGGCGGCAGGTTCCCCCCTTTACCGCGTCCGCCCGGGTTGAGCCGCCATCCACCACAAGTGGGCGCATAGCA